TACCATTGGGAGATGGAATAAATGCTCCTGTTTCTGGTGTCTTCATATCTGAACTATCAACATCACCGTCAACATCTGCATCAACTCTCTTTACTGCTTTTGTTGAAAGTTTTTTCAAACTGCCACCATCAATTTTGGATTCAACCTCCTCTTTTTTCACACAATTATTATAGGTTTTACCAAACATCTTTTTGGTCCCTTTCTTCACATAACCTTTCCAACACCTTTGACCTTCATCAATAGATTGTCCACCTTTAATAGGTTCTGCTTCAACAATATCAATAAACTCATATTCAGTTGCCTTGAAATCGTCTCTCCAGTTAGAGAACTCGTATGATTCTGACTTATTACCCCAATTAGCAGCACCGACCTTACGGCACTTTACAAGTGCTCCTGAGGCGTATGCAGAAGGCCAGACAGAATAACGTGACTTGACCTTATGGTAGCAAGCATCTCTTTTCTTTTTCTTCTCTTCTTCTACAACGTTTGCTTCTGGTTCAAACGAATTATTCTGAGTCACCATTTTTGCTTTACCTTCTCTATCTGGATTTGGATCTTCTTTACGTTTTTTAGCAGCTGCTTTATTTCTTTCATCCTTGCTCATTGCAGCTCGGTCGTCTGCATCACGGCAATATGGTTTGGTTGTTTGACCTGGTTGTTTGGCACATGGTTTTCCGTCATATTTACCACCAGTTTGTTTCCATCCTCCACCTTTGAACCAGTCTCTAAGTGAGTATCCTTTGTCTTTGGCAGACTTTCCATCACGTTTTTCAGATATGATCGATTCTGAAACTCCACCGCCATTAGATCCACCATTAGACCCCCCATTCCCATTTCCATTGCCATTCTGGTTGTTTCCATTTGTCGGTACGTCTATTCCAGTTTCTTCAGGTTCTTTTCCACCACCAGAAAATCTAGCGGTCATCTTCAAACCCTTGGGAATGGGTTTGCACTTCTCATCAGTATAACAGTAATAGTATCCCTGCTTACACTTTTTCATTAATAAAAAAGTAAATTACTCTTTATTATTTAGAAAACCTTGCTTTAGCATTTTCTGAAGTTCTGAAGTAGAACCTACAAAAACTGCATTATTAGTAACATTATTTGTAGTCTTCTTAGAATCATCCTCAACATCTTTGAGTTTCTTCTGAAGATCAATTAACTTATCAGTAGTATCCGCAACACTCTTAATTAACTGTCCTGCGACCTCATATGCTCTTGGACTACCTCCTTCACCCGCAACCTCCATAATGCCATTGATTGCCTCCTGACCCTTCTCTATAAGGGAATAGAGGTTCGCACGACTATATTCATAATCCTTCTCAATATCTACATCTTTTGACTTAACAACCTCTGGTTTGGGGATTGGTTTCGATTCAACAATTTCACTTGTCGTGTTGAGTGCTTCATCGATAGGATCATAATTATTACTCATGATAATCAAATATCCTCTTGTCTAGTAGGACTATAATCTTTAGCATCTCCTAAAAATTCCCAACTTTCAGTAAATCCAAAATCATCACCTGGTTCTGCAGTTATTGGGTTTGGAACTGCGGTATATCTCATTTCACGTTTTGCGGTTTGAGTATTTGTATCTGCGTACATATCAACTTGTACCTTACGAATGAGACCATCCGTGCTTTCTGCGATTGGACCAAACAGATATGTTTTTGCGGTAAATCTCAATGTGTAGATAAGTGCTCTTCTTGTTTGAAATGAACCTTCATAATCATCCTGGAAATCAATACTGTCAAGTACGATTGGAATATCTCTCTTTTCTCCAATAGAACTAGCAAGATCAACTGTTAGATTAAATGATGGTTGAAAAAATGGAAGTATCTGCTCAATAATCTGAAGTGCATCATCATTCAATTTTGAAAAAATATTGAGTTCAAATCCAATATTGTATGGTACTGGCATGAAAACTTTTTTTGTGTTTCCAGAAGTATCATTAACTTTAAATGTTTGTGTTACACCAGTTTTTCTTGTAGGATCATACTGTATAGAAGTCATTTCAAATGACATTCTAGGGAGAGTAATCGCAATTGATTTTGATAACTGTTCTTGTTCTTGAATTTTTGCTAAGAACTTCTGCATTGGTCCATAAGAAAGACCAACTTTGGTTTCATCCAAAATGCTACCGTCACTTTTAGTGTGACGAATTGAAACATTATTGAATAAGGTGCCAAAACTAATAATAGTTTTTCTTATAATTTCGTGATAAAAATAAGTTCCTAACATTAATAACTACCAAAAGGATTTGATTCTGTGAAATCTAATATACTGTCAGCTTCTAATTCAATTTCTTCATTGACATCATATGGATTGTCATAACTTTCATCATCATAGTTTTGGACAACATATCTAGCAGATGAAATTGATCCGACGATTATTTCACCAGTGTAAAACTTACCAGTATTTAGTGATACTCTAAGATTGGTTATAGGAGCAACACCTGGAGTTACTGAAACTACTGTTCTAAAGTCTCTAACTCTTCCCGTTACTCCTGAAGACTCACCAGTTACTAACTCATTGTAAACAAATGTACCAACACCAACTGTAGAGAATCCTGCAATATTGATAGTTGGTGCTTCTGTATATCCAGCACCAGGTCTGATTAAATTAATTGCATCAAGTTTGTTATCACTAGAAATACTTGCGACACCAACTGCAGTTGTTCCACCAGAACCAACAGATCCAACAATTTCTATGGTAGGTGAAGTTGGATATCCCTTTCCTTCATTATCAATTCGAATACGATTAATATTGAAGTCTGTTGTTTGATTTATAGAACATGTAGCAGCTGCCCCCGTTCCTCCACCACCAGAGATTGTTATTGTTGGAGCAACTGCATATCCAATACCAGAATTAGTAATTTCAATTCTGTATATAGATTGAACATTTCCGACACTGGTTGTAATGGCAACCGCAGTTGCGGTATTGATTCCAGATTGTGGTGCTGAAAATGTTACGGTTGGTGTGGATGTATATCCAGAACCATCATTATTTAAGAATACCTGTGAAACACCTCCCGTTGCCATAATGGGAGTTGCGGTAGCAGTTATGGCAGAACCTACAAGAGTGAGTGATGTAATATATCCCTCATCTTCTACGGTGTTATCAACTTCATCAATTGCAGTATCAATGAGTTCATTCTCATATTCATAAAGTTCACAACTCAATTCATAAGTATAACTTGATCCCAATTGATAAAATGGTTTTTCATGTTCAACTCTCTTAATTTCAAATAATCTTTCACCAAGTGGAAAATAAATTAAATCTCCTTCTTTAGGTCTTGTAATTAAATCTGCGAAATCATACTCAGTAATTAAACCCTCTCTAATTCCGGCACTGATTCCTTCCAAAAATGGTGCGATAAATTCTTCATATCTTTCTCTAGATATTGTCAAACTTATTTCATTCTTCAATCTCAAACCAAACTTGGTCATAATATCACTGTCAGGAGCATATCCATCAAAATTATTGATATATGCTTCTATCGCAAAAACATCATCAAATTTTGATGACTGAATTTCACGAATAATATTATCTGTCTTAAATATTTTTCTGGGCAAATAATAAACTTCAATTCCGAACATTTTCAAATGTTCATTTATTAAATCCTGAACGAGAAACTGTTCATTCGGAGATCCTTGTAGAAAAAACGGATTTAATGTCATGAGTATTACCCAATCAAGTCCATGGGTGGTAATTCGTAATCGGATGCCATTCTTTGTTTTATTTCATCCAATTCTCTTTGACCATCATCATATATTTGCCTGCCATTAAGTTCTAATCCACCGGGTAATTTAACACCAGTAAATTTAATTAAGTTTTGTCCCCACTGTTTTTTGATCGCAGCAGTGAGATATCTTTTAACAAAACTGTCATTATATATTTTTGAAAAGTTTTCAGGATCTAATGCTCTATAACACTCTATAACTAAGTAATTGCCTGCGGATTGTGCTTTCCAATCAATATCAAGATATAATCTATTTTGTCTCTGATTAAATCTAACTTGCTTATCTGTAGTCAGTAACATATCAATATCTTCTAGATATGTTTTAGTCATTGCATATTGTAATAATTCAACAGAGTTGAAATAATACAAATCATTCAAGAATAACTGATACTTGATACTAAACATTCCACCAGAAATAGAACTAGTATCAAATTTGAATATCTTTTCAATACCAATTACAGAATCAGGAACCTGAATGAAGTTTGATGTCTCATAAAAGTTGGAAGTAATCGTACCCAAACCGGCAATATTTGTTGAGCTTCCTGTTGTAGTGACAATTCCCACACCAGTTGTAGTTACACCAACAGTTGCGGTTCCACCTCTTCCTCTATCAATGTCTTCTTGGGAAATTTTGTATTTTAAATATGTTTTTTCTACCCCATCAAAATGTCTTTCATTAAAATACTGAATGGTATCATCCAATAAATCTTCAACCTGCTCGTCTGCTACATTAATTTCAAGAACAGGTGCACCAAGTTGTCTTAAACAATAGTCCTTAAGTTCTTCTCTAGTAGTTGGTTTTGCCATCAGAATGATCCTCCATCAATAAGTCCGGCATCAAGTGTTCCTGCAACAAAAACATTAGTCGAAAAAGTTGCCACTCCAACAAATGTTGATAGTCCCGTAACTCTTAGATTTTGTGTGGTGGTTAATCCAGCAACTCCAAGAGTTCCTGTCGTTGTAATGCCAGTGATATTAGCATTACGTGCGGTAAATTCATCAAAAGTTAAATCATCAGCAACATAAAGATCCCCACCAACATAAAGATCACCACCAGTAGTCGTAATGCCACCAGATGATGCTAACGTAGTGACACCAACAACATTTAATGTTTCACTGATGTTTGTTATATCTAATTCTGTAGTGCCATCTACGTCAAGATTTCCATTTACATCAAGTAAAGTACCTACTGTGGCAATACCAGTTATATTCCAATTTCTTGCTGTTGCCTCATCATATATTATGTCATCAGCAACATAAAGATCACCACCAACGTAAAAATCACCACCAGTAGTTGTAATACCACCAGAAGACGCTAAGGTCGTAATACCAACAGATTTGAATGTGCTGTTAACATTTAAACTATTTAAAATATCAACAGCTGCGTTAATATCTAAATCAGATGCAAAAGTTGAAACTCCCGCAACAGTAAGTCCTTCACCAATATGAACCTTTTTCCCAACTCCAAGACCACCATTAACAATCAATGCTCCAGTTGTTTTAGAGTTTGATTGTGTAGTATTTGAAAATGTTACAATACCTGAAATATTTAAGGATGACGAATCAATAGTATCCGTCATGAAGAATGTTTCGGTAGAAACATCCCAGACCAAAATTAAACCATCTTTTGCTTTTGAAGATGAGTTTACGTCAGTTAGATTAATTAATCGTGTTGGTGGTGCAGAAGCATTGGATAATACACGAATTACGTTCTGAGAACCAATTCTATCGTTTATGTTAGGCATTACCTACTTACTCCTGCTCTTACTAATGCTGACCCTTCCACGGCTTTGTACTCTTTGCCGTTAGCTGAAGTTATTTTTATGTCATATACATATCTACCAGGTTTCAAGGATGATGATTGTGTTCCTGTTAGACTGATTGATAAAATTCCCAAATCGGCAGATGTTACAGTAGATCCAAAAGATACTGCAGTAGATGATGAATAATGTTTTCTCAGTTGTCCAGAAACTGATGATCCAGTTAAATCCAAACTAGAATTTGTTCTAGTATCCTCTAATTGAAAAGATGTATCGAAATCAAATCCTTGCTCAATCACAATGTTGGATACATAAACAGCCATTATTTTATGATGCTAATATACCTCTAGCTATTTATATTATTTGTTTAGGCTAGTTATTTTGAAGGAATTGTTTAAGTAAAGTCTTTATTTCATCAATATCTCTCTTCATTTCATCCAACTCTTCTTTTTGAGACTTTTGTCTTTCTATGGATGCAAGTCTTTGATTATATCCAGAGGTATCGGTACTCACTATTGCTCCAGTATCCTCATCTCGAAAAAGATGAGGATGATCTTTAACCTTTATTAATCTTGTCATTTTAATGCTATAGTTCTAAAGTTTCTAATTATTGGATAATTTGCTTGATCTGTTGATGACATGACGACTTTGATTTGATATCCACTGAAATCACCCAAATCATTTGCAGTAAATTCATATTCTAAGTATTGATCTTTTTCACTTGCTGGAACTCTAACATCGGGTCTTCCATCATTTAATGATGAATTAACAACCTTTAAAGATCCTTCAGAAGTTGACTCAAGATTATTAAATCCTGGGAAGAGTTCAAATTCTTGTTCAACTCCAACAGAATCTTCTCTAACCAAACTATAGAGAACTCTAATATCTGCGGGATCTGGTCTATATGCATCCAATATAACTTTGAGGGATGATGCTGGTTTTGCCAGACTAATTAAATTAGAAACATAAACAGATTCGTGTGGATCATTATCTCTAGAATTTGTAGAAGAATCTGTAACATAATTCGTTACAGGTCTATTAATATTGTCTGAAATAAATTCTACAACAGAATCATCTAGTAATATCATTGGTGATAGATTTTCATTGGTTGTATTTAATGTTACCGTAGAATTAAAGGATCTTTTTCCAGAAACATTATCAAATGCGGATTGATTTAATTCATTTGATCTAGAACAAACTATACGTACAGAATTTAAATCATTTTCTTGATTTGGAATTACAGGTTCTACAGTATTTTGAAGGTTGAAAGAAACTTCACTTCCACTAATACTTGTTCCTGTTGTAGTTCTAATATTTGAAGATACTGAAGTTTCTTTTCCTGGAGATATAATGTTAAATCTGGGATTAATTCTATTGAACATAATATTTTCAGATGCCTTAATTTCAGTGCCACCACCGATTAATTCAGTTCCAAATGACACTTGTGGATATGTACCATCTGTTGCTCTATTCAGTCCTATTGCTTTTCCTTCAATAGTTGATGTTGCTGATCTATCAACTTCAATAAAGTATGAATCACTTTCAATTCCAGTATCAGAAATGTCGTAAACTATTCCATTAATTCTTCTAAGAGAAATTCCATTAAATTCATATTTCATTATTTGATCACCTATTTCGTGAGTTTCTACGACTCCCTCAACTCCTCTGGTGTCGATGGTTAACTGATTTGAAGTTGCGGTGCTATATCCAATGACTTCATCTCCAATCTTAACATATCCAATATTTACGGAATTAACACCTTGACCTTCAAAAGTTTCAAATATAGAAGAATCCTCAACTTGAATTGTTCCAGAACCACCGGTTGTAGCAGAAAGTTGTTCTGTTAATGTTGTTGGTGCCGTATCGGATATAATATCATTTAATATCAATTTATTATTATTTGCATACATTCCATGATTAAAATGTTCTACCTGCAAATAATTTCCGGAGAAAATACCACCATCTTCAGTTGAAGTTAGGACATCAGTATTACCAAGAGAGACTGTAGTGGTATCAGTATCATAATAAATCAAATCTCCCGTTGGAATTGAACCCTGAACATTTGTGAGATATAAAGTATCAACATCACCACTAGCAGTAACTGTAATAACAGCATCTCTACCAGTTTGACTAGAACCATTTACAATTGAAACAACGTCTCCAGTTGCATATCCAGTTCCTGGATTATTAACAGTAATTCCTGTAATAATACCACCGGTCTGAGTGATATCGACTGTCAATCCACTACCACTACCAAAGACATTAGTTGTGGCAGAATTAGTACGATTTGTATAATTTAAACCACCCGTGGTTATTCCAACACTAGCAGCACTACTTCCTACAGAAACAATAGTGCCAAAACTATTTCCTGCTCCAGCAATTCTTCTACCAGCAGTCAAAATATTCACCAAAGGATCACTAGAAGTAATTGTAGTAATACCAAGAGTTACATTTTTTGGTAATGCTGTAATTGCATTTTCTTGAAGTGTAGGAATATATCCATTACTTGAATCGAGTGGTGGATTTCCAAAATGCACAATACCCGTATTTGCAGTGAATTTTGCTTTATAAAGTTTAAATTTGAGATCAGATTTTTGGGCTGGTGTCCATGTTGAACCATTCTGTGATTTAAATAAACTTCCCATCGCAAATTGTCTGGAATATTTTATTGCCTGGGAATTTGGAAGATCCTTAGTTTCAATAGTTTTTTCTCCCATTTTTGCAGTCCAAACTTCATATTGATCTGAATTTGGTGCAAGCAATACTAATGCATATTCTTGACCTGGTGGAAGGAAAATTGGTTGATCAAATACTACTCTAGTTGCAGTTTTTCCATCTGTTGAAGTGTTTATCTCACTTGGTGATAAAGTTTTTCCTTCAGCAATTCTAATCAAAGTTGGTGTTCCAAGTTCAACTGATCTTATCTCAACTGTAACAGGTTCATTACCAGATGGTTTTGATGCGAAGAATAAATCCACTTCTGTTAGGAATACTCCATTATCATCATCATTGTCACCACTAAAATCAGGTGCCTCAATATCTCTACCAACAGTGAAAGTTTGTGCCAGAGGATCCACTCTACGAGTGTTTATTCTTGTTGCAGATGTAGTTATAGTTGTAGTTATAGTAGTTACTCTCTGCAATTCACGGAATGTGCCTCTTGCAGTATAAGTTGCATCACCTGCAGAAACCAAAGTGCTACCTGGTAACGGAGTTTGATTAGTGGAACTACTACTTAATCTAAATGTTTTCTTTCCTGTAAGAATTCTTGGATTTGGTGCCGGATTTACGTGTGGATTTTTAATAAAGAATGATCCAAATAATGTGCCATTAATATCAGAAATAAGTCTTAAGTCTTTGACATAAGCAATTGCACCACTAGTTTGTCCAACAATTTTTGCACCTTTTTCAACATATCCACTAAAACTACCTTGTGCTTCTGATGCCAAGGCATTTAAGTCGATATTTATTGTTTTGGATGATTGGCTGTATCCAGAAGGTATAGACTCCGATGTTACATATGGATTTGTAGTATAAGTAAATTTTGGAGAATTGAACTTTCCTTTTTTATGATTTGATTGTGCCAATCTAAATGTTCCTATTCTCTTTCCATCATTATAAACTCTTACTGTTTCTCCTTTTTGGAAAGCACCATTAGAAGAACCGTAATTGTCTAGAGTATTAGAGTTTGCAATTTCAATCAGTTTTGGAATAAAATCTAAGTTACTGTGATTATCCAAGAATTGATAGTGTCTCGCAAGAGGTCTGAATAATGTTCCGAAGAAAGAAACGTTTCTGGAACGA